TATTTTTTACATTAGAAGAAGCAGAGCAAAGCGAGAGCTATTTTGGTGATTAAACCCGGATTTAACTGAATAACAGGAAAGGAGGCGGAGCTATCCGGATAAAAGCTGCAGCGGCTCCTTTCAAAATGAAAATATGCTGGTTTAGTACAGGAATATCGTCCTTTGTGGCTTGTTATCTGGCAAAGGATATTGACCAAATTATATATACCCATGTTGAAGATCAACACCCAGATAGTTTGAGATTTTTACAAGATTGTGAAAAGTTACTGGAAAGAAAAATAAAAATGATTCAGTCAGATCAATATGCTGACGTAAACGATGTTATTGAAAAAACCAGATATATCAATGGTGCTTATGGTGCGGCCTGCACTAAATGGTTAAAAAAACAGGTCCGTAAGGATTGGGAAAAAGAAAACCCAGGCTTTCACACCTACGTTTGGGGATACGATGTAAACGAAAAGCACCGGGCAGATGCAGTCATTGAATCATTATCGGATTATGACCATGAGTTTCCGTTGATTGAACAGGGATTAACAAAGGCAGAATGCCATGGAATAGCTGATAAGCTGGGATTGAAACGTCCTGTAATGTATGACCTTGGATATCCGAACAATAACTGCATTGGCTGCGTAAAGGGCGGTATGGGATACTGGAACAAAATCAGAATTGATTTTCCAGAGGTATTTAAACGCCGGGCAAGGCAGGAAAGAGAGATAGGTCGAAGCTGCATAAAGGGTATATATTTAGACGAATTGGAACCGGACCGAGGGAATATGGACATGGAAGTATTTGAGGACTGCACAATAGCCTGTCAGATATTAACCTGGGGAAAAGATATTCAATAAAATTAGCATTTGAAGGAGTAAGGAGGTGCGGCATGGATTATGAAAAAGCAAGAGAAGTAAAAGCGCTATTAGAGGAATTTGATCGTATAGACAAAGAGATCGGACACATTGCAGATCAAAAAGAGAATATCGGTTCTGAACATAGTTTGATACTTAATTGCAAGAATAATAATGGTATGAATATTAATTCCGTTATAATTCCCGCTAAAGATGCAAAACGGATTTTACAGTTTATGCAGGACTTTTATGTCAAAGAGGCAGCACGTATTATGAAAAAGATTGAGCAGATCGGGTAATGCGCCCGGCATTACATAACCTTCCGGCCTGACTGGTAGTGCCGGGGCCGGAGGGGGAAAGAGAGGATGAATTATGGCAAGAGTAGAGATTAATGGTGAAAAGGAATTGCTGGAAAAATTAGATGTTTTAGGAGTTGCTGATGAAGATCAGAAAAAAGAGATTACCTGTAGTCTTATCGGGCACAGTAAAATTCAGACATTTTGCTTCGGATATTTTAATTGTGCAAGATGCGGGGAGCAGGTAGGAGACAGCTTAGGAAGCTATTATCACGGCGCCGCAGATGCTGTGATCGTGGGTCACAAGTGCCCAACCTGTGAGGCGAACTATAAGAAACTGACATGGCGTGACAAGGTATTTTGTCCTGATCCGTTTGCTGAAGCAAACTGCAGAGCAGGCAAAAATGAGAGCCAATAAAACAGCTAGCAGCTATAATAATTACATTTTGAAGAATAGTTTTGTTTGGAAGGACAATGTTCCGGCAGATATATATCAGAAGATGGATTATGTTGATTAAACTGGAGGCGGCAGCAGGACCAGAAAGGAATACATGAGCAGAAAAACATCAAAAGAAAATAGAGAGGAAAAAGCAAGGCGAGAAAAGGCTTTACAAGCTGAAATTGCAATAGCAATCAAAGCTCCACCACCTAAGACGGGAAGTGCAGCAGAACTTCCATATTTATTTACTTGCCTTTGCCCCGATCCCAATAGAAGGGAATCGAAATATGCACCAATGCTAAGAATACATAAGTCAATGCTGCATGAAAAGAATAGGAGAAAATAATATGGCAGATAAGACAGTTATAATTATCACAATCATCATATGTCTGGCAATGACAGTACTTTATGCAATTAGCCTGCTTAAGACAATGGCAGAAGGGGAAAAGGCCAGGGAAGAAAAAGAAATGTATAAAATAAAAAAGGAACTGGAAATTAGATGCCCTGGTCATAAGACAATGGGGAAAGCGGCTTTGGCAATAAGGAATGAAAATGAACGTTATAAAATGAAAGTGGCCGAACTTGAAAAGATGGAGATCGTATTTCATAAGATCATGGATATCATGAATAATGCCAAACAATGGTATGGTGATGCAATGCGGTCAAACTCTGGAAATGCTACGGGGATTATGGCATCAAATAAATGGGATGCCATAGATGATTTACAGCGTGAAATTGAGAAAATGTTAGAATAGCCTGCCGAGAGGCAGGCGTGGCAGCAGGACTGAGGGGGAGTGAATAGGTGCAAGAAACAATTAATAAAAGAGAAATGAAATTAAGTGATTATAACATATCTCTGGCCAAATATAATGAGTTAAAATACTTTTGTATGCAGTACGGAGAAAAAAAGAAGGAATTACAAAAGGGATACGGCCTTTCATCTATTGCGAACGATGGACTTCCTAAGGGAAATACAACAGGTAACCCAACAGAACGAACGGCAATAAGGAATGCAATGTTGCAAAAAGATATTGAGTTGATAGAACAGACAGTCATTGAGGCAGATTCAAATATTTATCAATGGCTGATAAGGAATGTAACGGAAGGTATAGCTTATGAATACATGAATGTGCCGAAAGGAAGAAAACAATTTTATGAATCAAGAAGATATTTTTTCTATCTTTTAGCTCAAAAACGATAAAATTATAAAAAGTGGATAACTCAGAGGGGGTACTTCCGTGATATTATGATATCATGCAGAAGGTAAAAAAATACCAGATGCACCCTTACTTCCTCCCCTTGTAAGTGGATTTGATTGTGATCAAAGAATCGTGTACCCTCCGGGAAAAGCGCCTATCAAGCGATGGGCGTTTTTCTTTTGGAAAAATCATGGAGGAGTTGGAAATGCAAAGCACAGAAATTGAATATGTAAAGAAATGTATCGGCGATCATGATATTCATAGATTTTACATTTGGAAACCATGGTTATTTATTAGAAGTAAAGTATTAGAAATGGATCGTTATGAATGCCAGGATTGCAAGAGGAAAGGGAAATATACAAAGGCTAATACTGTGCATCATAATAACTTTGTTAAAAAGCATCCTGAACTCGCGCTTGAGATCTGGTACACATGGAAAGGTGAAACAAAAAGAAACCTCGTAAGCCTGTGCCATGATTGCCATGAGGAACGACATGGGTACAGGAAGCAAAGGGATAAGGAACCTCTAACGGAAGAAAAGTGGTAACGTGATTGGATTTATGAATATTGATATTTATTTTCAGGGGTACCCCCGGTCAAAAAAAATCGCATTTTAATCCGGCAAGCGGAGACCGGTGGGAGGTCTCGACAAAAGATATTTTCTCGCACATGATAAGAAAAACCGAAAAATAAAAAAAGGTTGAGGTGATTTTATTGGCAGCAAGAGCACCAAACAGGGCAAAGATAAAGGAATCTATGGAATTCCAGCTCTGGAAAAAAGGCATAAAAATTGAATGTTTTGAGGATCTAATCTGTGATTATATGAATCTATATGATATCAAAAAGTCCCTGCAGAAAGATATTAAAGAAAGAGGGGTAGCCTATGAGGCAACGTCAGCCAGCGGATATACAATCACGAAACAAAACCAATCAGTAAAGGATTTGGTTGCGGTAGGAAAGCAAATGCTCCTTATCCTGGATAAGCTTGGATTGACGACAAGTGAAATTCTACCGGAGAGTGACGCAGATGAATTATAAATTAAATCCACATATCCAAGAGTGGGTAGATATTGTCGAGAATGAGACATATGCAGTCTGTGAAGAGCAGAAACTTCTGATAAAGCATGTCAGGAATTGCTTTGAAACAGAGGATATTTATACAGATGATGAACAGCTTGAGAAGTATATTAGTCTGGCAAAATACTTTCCGTTTGAACAGGTTTTCCCGTGGCAGAAATTTGTAATTGGGCTTCATGATTGTACCTATTGGACAGAAAGCGGTATGCCCCGCTGGCCAGATCTTTTTTGCGAACTTGGCAGGGGAGCCGGAAAGGACGGAACAATTGCATGGGAATCAGTCTGTTTGATGTCACCGTATAACGGAATTGCGGACTATGATGTTGATATCTGTGCAAACAATGAAGATCAGGCCATGCGCCCGGTTCGTGATGTGATCGCCGCCTTTGAACGCCCGGAGAATGCGGGAAAATTAAAGCGGTTTTTTTATTGGACAAAAGAACAGGTAAAATCACTTAAAACAAATGCATTCATGAAAGGCCGGACCAATAGCCCAAAAGGAAAAGACGGCCTGCGGTCGGGAATCTGTATTTTTAATGAGATCCACCAATATGAGAATTACGCAAATATCAATGTATTCACCACTGGACTTGGAAAGAAAAAACATCCAAGGCGATCGTATTACACCACAAATGGAGATGTGAGGGAGGGGCCGCTTGATGACCTTTTAGAAACGGCAGAAGGAATTTTACGAGGCGGAGAGCCGGATAATGGGCTGCTTCCGTTTGTCTGCAAATTAAATAAAAAAGAGGATGTAGATCAAGAGAAAAACTGGCCCATGGCAAACCCATCATTGCCATACCTTCCACACCTTCTTGAAGAGATTCGAAAGGAATACCGGGAATGGAAAAAAAGTCCGGTTAGGCTTCCGGCATTCATGACCAAAAGAATGAATTTTCCAGACGGATCAAGCGAAATTAAGGTAACGGAATGGGAGAACATCATAGCAACAAACGTAGAATTGCCAGATCTTAACGGATGGAGTTGTACTTGTGGGATTGATTATTCGAAGTTGAAAGACTTCACATCAATCAATCTGCATTTTCGAGATGGAGAAAAACGCTATGATATTAATCACTCGTGGCTATGTCTTAGATCATCCGATATTCCAAGGATGAAATGTCCCTGGAAGCAGTGGGCAGACGATAAACTGCTTACGCTGGTAGACGATGTGGAAATCCACCCATCCTATCTGACGGATTACATCACAGAGATGAAAAAGAAATACAACATCAAACACTTGGCTTTGGATGATTTTCGCTATGCGTTATTAAGCAGTGAGCTTAAAGGTATAGGATTTGACGCAAAACTGTACAAAAACATAAAACTTGTACGCCCTATGGATATTATGAGAGTGTCAACAACTATTGACAGCTGCTTTACAAATCAACGGTTTATCTGGGGAAACAGCCCTGTTTTGCGCTGGGCTACAAATAACACAAAAATGGTAAGAGCGGGAAGGAGACCAGGCCACGAAGATGATGCGGACCTTGGAAATTATGTTTACGGAAAGATTGAAGCAAGAAGCCGGAAAACGGATCCATTCATGGCACTGGTGGCAAGCATGGTAGTTGAGGATATTTTGCCGCAAAAAAGAGTGAAACCAAAATTCCAGATTTATCGTTATTAGAAGGGAGGTGAAAACATAGGTGGGATTAAACTTTAAAAAGTGGATCATTGAAAAATTAGGTGGAAGCATAGAAAAAACATCATCACTAGAAATTGACTGGTCAGAAGCGTTTGATCTTATGGATAATGTATATGTACGAGAACTGGCTTTCTGGACGTGTGTAAATAAGATTGCAAATGCGTTGAGCAAATGCGAATTTCGTACCTATTATGAAAATAAAGCGGTAAAAAAAGCAGAATATTACTTATGGAACGTGGAGCCGAACAGAAACCAGAATGCCTCCGCTTTCTTAACGAAGCTGATCGGTAAATTATACCTTTGCAATGAGGCCTTGGTAATAGAATCATCTGGTCAGTTATATGTTGCGGATAGCTTTGAAAAAAATGTATATGCGCTATACGATTACCAGTTTCATCATGTATCAGTCGATAATTTCAATTTTGAGAAACCGTTTTATCAAAATGAAGTGTTATATTTTCAGTTAAATTCGGTTGATATGAAAAAACTGGTAAATCTTTTGCATACTGGATATAACGATCTTATGAAGTATGCCACCAGTGCTTATAAAAAGTCCAGAGGCAGCAGGGGAATTCTTACCATTGATGGGCAGGCACAAGCGCAGGATGATTTTTCTGAGACACTTCAAGAACTTATGACAAATTACTTTAAGCATTTTTTTGAAACAGAAAACGCAGTACTTCCACTGTACGATGGATATAAGTATGACGAACTTCAAACAAAAACATATTCCAATGAATCAACACGGGATATTAAGGCTCTGTCTGATGATATTTTCGACTTCACGGCCAGGGCTCTTTCTTTTCCGCCATCACTCGCCAAGGGAGACGTACAGGATACGGAAAAAGCAACCGATGAGTTATTAACCTTCTGCATTGATCCATTAGCCAGGATACTAGAAAAAGAAATCAATCGGAAGCGAAACGGATTATCTGGATTTATGTCCGGAAACTATTTAAAAATTGATACCATGGCAGTAAAGCATATTGATCTTTTCGATATCGCTACACCGGTTGATAAATTAATTGCATCAGGAGTATTCACGATCAACGGAATCCTCCGGGTCATTGGAGAGCCGGAAATTGATGAACCATGGGCCAATGAGCATTTTATCACAAAAAATTACAGTACCATTCAGGAACTGCTTGAAACTTTGAAATCAGATCCTGAACCAGGATAGAAAGGAGTGAAGAAAGATGCAGAAAGAAGGAACAAACTGGAGGCTGGAGCCGTCACAGGCAGAAAATAAAGTTCTTTTGTATATCTATGATGATGTAACAGAGTACGGAGAATTCAACTGGCAGACGTGGAATTATGATGATTCAGAGACATCGGCAAAGTATTTCGCTGAAAAGCTGGGAGAGATACCGGACGGCCAGGCCATCGAGTTACATATCAACTCAAATGGAGGATCTGTAAAGGAGGGGGTAGCGATTTACAACCTCTTAAAACAGAAGAGTAATCATAAAACCGGAATCGTGGACGGAGTGGCGCACAGCGTCGCTTTTTTGATTTTACAGGCCTGCGATGAAAGAAAGATGTGCCTGGGAACTACCGCACTGATTCACAATATGTGGATGTACTGTGCAGGAAATGCAACCCAGTTAAGAAAATACGCGGATGATCTTGACGACATGATGGAAGCGAACCGCCAGGTGTTTTTAGAAAGAGCATCCATTACGGAAGAGGATCTTACGGGGCTTATGGAAGCAGAAACATATTTAACACCTGACAAGGCACTGGAGTATGGCCTGATTGATGAAGTCTATGGGAAGAAAAACGCGGAGCCTCAGAACCAGGAAGAGTTAATACAGAAGTTATCAGAGATGCAGCGTCAGTTAAACAGCCAGCAAAGTTTTAGAGCGCAAATCGCACAACTGAAAGAAAATCAGAAAAACCAGGGAGAAAAAAAGAATCTCCTTGCAATGTTTCAGGGGATAACCCGGAAAGGACAATAAAATGAAAAATAAAGATGTATTAATGCAGGAAAAGACAAAAATCCTGCAGCAGATGAACGATGCTATTGTAACGAATGATTCGGAAGCATTTGCAGAAGCCTTTGAGAAGTTATCCATGAATATTCAGGAAAACATCTTAAATGAAGTAGAACAGCAGAGACAGGCAGGAGACATTTCGATTCTTAACGGAAGAGGAGCGAACCAGCTGACAAGCGATGAAACAAAGTACTTCCAGGCAGTCATTGATGCCATGAAGTCATCCAATCCGAAACAGGCATTAACGGATTTGGATGTGGTTATGCCTAAGACCGTAATTGACAGAGTATTCGAGGATCTTACGGCGTCCCATCCGTTGTTGGATGCGATCGACTTCCAGAACACATCAGGCCTGATTGAAATGTATCTCAATACCGATGAAGTGCAGCTTGCAAGCTGGGGAACGCTGTGCAGTGAGATTACAAAAGAACTTACTTCCGGATTCAAGATGGTAAGCCTTGGACTTAAAAAGTTATCTGCATTCTTGCCGGTCTGCAAGGCCATGCTTGATTTAGGCCCTGCATGGCTTGATACATATGTCCGTACCATCTTATCAGAAGCCATCAGCAATGGGTTAGAACTTGGAATCATTGCGGGGACCGGCAAAGACCAGCCGATCGGTATGATGAAACAGGTAGGAGAGGGAGTGGTAGTAATTGATGGCGTATATCCGGATAAGACAGCAACTCCTATCCTGAGTTTTGACCCGGTATCTTATGGTGCTATTTTAGCAGGTCTTGCAACAACGCCTACTGGTAAAGTCCGCCCGGTGCAGAATGTGATTTTAGTTGTGAATCCGGTTGATTATTTTACCAAAGTATTCCCTGGAACCACCATCATGAGCCCGACTGGAACCTTTGTAAATAACGTACTTCCTTATCCAACGACCGTAATTCAGTCCATTCAGGTTCCTACAGGAAAAGCGATCATTGGCCTTTCTAAGAAGTACTTTATGGGAGTAGGCACTGCAAAATCCGGAAAGATCGAATATTCTGATGAGTATCGCTTCCTTGAGGACGAGAGAATCTATCTGACGAAGTTATATGGACACGGGGAACCATTGGATAACAATGCATTCCAGGTACTTGATATTTCAAGCCTGAAACCGGCAGTCCTTAAGGTTGAGGTGCAGACGGGGGAATAATCCCCCTGAGCGCTTCCGGGGGACGAATAGAAGCAGCTAGGAGCGCAGTTTCAATACCCAATGATACGGTTACAACAAAAACCACAAGGGTAAGAAAGCGATAATGGTGGAGAATGATGGCACTGATCGAAGAAGTAAAAAATTACCTGGACATCACCTGGATAACAACAGAGGCAGAAAATAAAAAAATAAATAGCATGATAGAACGTGGAAAAGCTGCAATCTCAGGAAAGATAGGGGATTGCAGTTTTGATGATGATACACAGGAAAAAACATTACTCTTCCTACACATCATGTATGAGCGTTCCGGGGCACTCAATGAATTCTGGAGTAATTACCGCGGAGAGATTATGTCTCTGCGGCTAAGAAAGAGAGTGATGGCTTACGAGGCTGAAAAACAGCAGATTTGAAACATTCAACGATGGAATCCTGGACCTATGCGAGGTTACAAACAGGGTCATCACAGCAACTAAAATTGCTGCCGTAAGATTTGGAAATAAAACGGTTGGAGAAAAACGCTTTTGGGATGCGCAGGTATCCGGAACAACTGTGAACCATATGGTATGCGTGCCGTATGTACCTGGAATTGAACGTGATGACATTGCTCTAATTAATGGGAAACAGTATAAAATCCTGCAGGTACAGGAAAAGTTTGACAGCTCACCGCCATGCCTGTACCTGTCATTAGCCAATGATCCTATTGCGTACCGGGATGAAAGGAGTGCTGTATAGTGGGGAAAGCAATCGGCATTAGCGATCTGTCTGGAGCCATTGCAGGAATCTTAAACGAGTATTCTGATTATGTTTCAGCAGAATCAAAGGAAGTAATAAAAAAAGCGGGGAAAGAGGCAGCAAGAGAAATAAAAGCCAATGCACCAAAGAATACCGGAACATATGCCAAGAGCTGGAAATCCAAAGTTGTTTCTGAAAGTACAAATACCAT